AACATGCGGAAGAAATCACAAGTATAGGATCCTATATTGTTATTTTGATATTCAGGATTGTAAGGGAGGTTTTAAAGGAACCGTAGGTTCCTTTACTACATAAAAAACATTTGTAAAATAGTATATCACATTGTAACAACCTATGGAGGAAATATATAAATTAATATACATTTGGGTATTAGGTTTTGTTATAAAATTTTATGATGATTTAGAAGATTTATTTATATCAAAAAATGAACGATTGGTGGAAACTACGAAAACCTTGATGATGGTGTTGACTTGTTATTATTTGTTTGTAATTGCGGAAACTCAATATGAAATCTATTGGATTTCGTACATTGTTTCGTTATGTTTTATGGATTGGTTCGCCTATGCCGGTTCGGATTATTTTTTTTCGGCCAACGTCGTGGTTATTTCCATGTGTGTGTATTTATTTATTTCCAAAGGGTTTACCTTTCATTTAGGCTATTTTATACTTTCCTATCTGTTATATTCTTTGTGTATTCCTTGTGTGGAAACTTTTTGTTGTGAAATCAATGGTCCTATACATGATATGTTGAAATATTTTCACATTGTTCCCCAAGAAAAAACCTTTATTTTTAACAAATCCCTTACCAAAACGGACATGGAAGTGTCGTTTTACAAGGTGAAAACACGAATAGCGAGTGTGGTTCATTTGACCATTGCGGCAATCATTCTTTATTATGTACGTTCTAGGTATAATTTTAGCCAAGATATACAACAAATTTTGACATCCGGAATTTATCTATGTTCTGTTTTCAATGGTTATTTTCTATGTAGTGTATTAGTTCAAATATATGCCGTATTTTTTGACAACAATCGTATCATTGATATGCACAATAGTTTGAATTCTTAGAATGAAATATGACATAGTTTATTGGTAGGGATGAAATATATTTTTGTCATAGCCTTGGTATGGTTATGTGGATTTATACTAAAATTATACGATGATTTAGATGAATTGTATCTAATCAAAAGTGGTAGGCTGGTAGAATGTGCCAAAAGTTTTTTTACAGCACTCACCTGTTTCTTTTTGTTTGCAGTTGCCACCAATAAATATGATATTTTGTTGGTTGTATATTATTTGTCATTGAGTACCGTTGATTGGTATGCTTATGCGAATGCATACTTTTTTTCTATTTTGATGATATTTACACCCATATGTTTGTTTTTAGTATTGAAAAAAAAATATTCTTTTAAATTGTCGTTTTTAGTCATGGCTGCGTTTTTATACACTTTTTGTTCACCCATTACTGAAGTAAAATGTTTTGAAATCAACGGAATATTTCATGAAATATTTAAATACATGGGATTTGTTCCAGCCACCAAAACATTGCAATTTAATACACTTACCAAAACCGAATTGGAAGTATCACATTACAAACTAAAAACACGCATTATTAGTGTATTATTTACATTTATCATTGGACTACTTTTGTTTTATTATATCAAATACCGTGCTTGGGAAGGTACTGAAATTGGCAATTTTCTCAATTCAGCTATTTATATTTGTGGATTTATCAATGGATACATGTTCTTGAGTGTATATAACCAATATTATGTATTGTACTGTGACAACAATCGTTTGATAGATATTCATACCCAATTGAACCAAGAAGATGACTTAATTGTTGAAGGCGATAAAGAATGGTCACCAGAATCTAATAAAGAAGAAGAATTCATTGTTGAAGGTGATAAAGAATCCGAACAAGATAGTGTTTCAGATAAAAAGGATATAAAGGAATTTGAACAAGTAACCTTGTGAATAGATATAATACAAACTTCGTAGGTGACCCATTGGTTGTCGGAGAAAATTTGTAGTTGAATGACTTTGTCTTTTTGACAATATCGTAAAAAACAAGGTTTCTTGTTTTTTGTTCACTGATTGCTTCGTTAGCTCAGTTGGAAGAGCACACGGCTGTTAACCGTGAGGTCCACGGATCAAAGCCGTGACGAAGCGAAAACATATACAGAATCATTTGTATATGTTTATTATGTATAATGACCAAGAACATTGTAGAGGTTATAAATGATGTTCTAAAAACAAATTATCCAATACCTAAAAAGTTTGAAGATATTGTACAATTATCTCAATTTGAAATCGTAAATTTGACCGACTTACAACAATGGTTACCCTTTATGATAGATATTCGGGGAGAATTGTTGTCAGGGATTTTTACAGGAGAACGAATACAAAACGTACAAACTGCTGATCATAAATCCCATACGTGGAAACAATTTTTGATTCTATTTCATTCTTTTTTAAACATACACGACCATTATCATATTCATCCTGCAAAATTTTTCTTTAAATTGCATTCTTATCCAAATATCAAAGAATTACAAATTATGAGCGTCAAATTACAACATAATTCGTTTATGATACCTATCGTATATACTAAAACACCCGATTATACACTTATGTTGCCATCTATGACGAAAAATCCAAAATTATTTTACAACAATCATTTTTATTTTGATAGTTTTAATGTATTTTCAAACCAACCACAATTGACAAAAGAAATAAAACGACTTTTGTTACATAGAGACGAATACGACAACATTCATTTTCATTTAGACAACAATGGTGGTGGTGGTGACAATACTCCGTGTCAATTAATTGTACAATGTTTGGTAGGTTTACGAGAAGCTTGGATGAAACCAGCAACGAAACTACTACGAACCAAAACAAAATTTTCATGGGATGTATGGGATGAAGCGAATCCGAACAGTTTAGATAATTACAATGTAGTTCAAAAATTAAAATTAGGTACTATACCGAATTACAATACCAAATATGCAGGAAAAATATATGTACATATGAATTCACAAAATGGCAGTGCCGCATGGTTTTTTATAACCTATTTGATTTATGCATTTGCAAAACCACAAGACATACGACGATTCCAAACGTCATGTTTTGGAAATACGTATAAATATGGTAAGGTTTTACCAAATCATCAATTGATTTTAAAAGGAAAATCGGGTACAACATCCGGTGATGGAAATGCAGATTCCGCGATTGTACATAGAAATATACAAATTGATTGTCCAACGGAACAATTTATATCAAGTTCTATTTTACCCAAAGATTGGAATCGGTTTTGGTCAGAGGACTGAAAGCCTTCAACAACTAACTCAGCAGGAAGCTTCGCTTCCGAATGAGTTTGGTCAGAGGGCTGAAAGCCTTCAACAACTAACTCAGCAGGAAGCGAAGCTTCCGAATGAGTTTGGTCAGAGGACTGAAAGCCTTCAACAACTAACTCAGCAGGAAGCGAAGCTTCCGAATGAGTTTGGTCAGAGGACTGAAAGCCTTCAACAACTAACTCAGCAGGAAGCGAAGCTTCCGAATGAGTTTGGTCAGAGGGCTGAAAGCCTTCAACAACTAACTCAGCAGGAAGCGAAGCTTCCGAATGAGTTTGGTCAGAGGGCTGAAAGCCTTCAACAACTAAAAAATTGAAATGCGAAATGAATTCTATAGTCTCATATCATCTAAACCAATCATGTATCGTACCTTCAACAACCGTTTCAGAAATTTTCTCATCAATGTAAGTAGAAAATCTATACCAGATATAAATATTGCTACCTATTTTGACCTATCACACAAAGAAAATGAAAATATATCTATTACTCTGGTAAAACATCCACATCAACTTTATGAAAATTGTGTTATATTAACTGTAAAATATTCCAAAAAAATTCCCATAGAAAACATTTCTTCCATTCCTATTGAATTAATAAAAAAAATATATTCGTACGCATCTTGCGAATATATTGACTTATCATTTATGATTAAATTTCCTTCAGATTATCCGTTTTCACCACCAACATGGTCACTCATGAAAGAAACAAACAATGTATCCTTTTCTGCTTTGAACAATGTCACCATTCGTGACTATTTTCAAGAATTAGCTACAATACATAATGAACAATACAAACGCGATGCAGAATGTAACGAATATGATAAAGAAAAAATATCATTGATGAATGATTTACACCGTAAAAGAATGGTTGATTATTATTATTGGTCACCCGCAATTACGATTGAAAAAGATGTTTTGAGTTTTATCAAACGCATCAATCATTTCAACTACATTCTACAACCAGATTATCCTTTTGATAAATATAGTCAAATTGAAAAAAAAATACCGATTGAAGGCATTCTACCATCAAATCAAACAAAACCATCGTGGAAATTTATCGTAGTAGCAAATTAGATGCCGGGAACGTAGTGGAGGCATAATACATAGTATATCATTTCTTGTTGATTGCATTTTCAAAATAGTCAGTAGAATATACAAAGGTACGTTTACGCATTTTAGGACGTTTGTTCTTAATCACAGGGTTTTCACTTAAAATACAAATATTATCATATTCCGTTATCAATATTTTCTTAATAAAATCAAATATAAAACGTAAAATACGTTCGGTACAATTACCAACAATCAACCCACTCCCTGTACGGAATATCATAAAAGATACTTCCGTATATTTTTTACAATCCAACAATTCATTCATTTTCATTCCACGGTCTTCTTCTAAGATTCTACCATTTTGTAGTATAGGATCAAAATCCATACTATGATTGAAATAAAATTTACATTTAACTCCCGGATAACTACACGGGTCATAGGATGATTCAATACCATAATTTTCCCCTCGTAAAATACTATGAAATTTTTCACGATTCACAAAGAATCCACAATTAAAATTACTATTGATTAATACATGGTCTTCGTCCGAATTTTCCAAAAAATACAGTGGTTCGGATACATGTGGTTGTAAAATTTGCAACACAATTGTTTTTACTTTTTCCAATACTTGATAATGAACAATACCTGGAATTTCCATTTTACCTGTATTAAATACTTTAATATGCACTTCACGAAAGGGTTCATTATCCATTTTGAATCTTACAATAAGTGCAAAACAATTGTAAAATGCATTTTTTACTTTTCCACGATAGGATAAAATATCTTTTTTAGACAAACCTACCGTGATTTTCCGTTCATCTTTGAATTTAATACTACGTGCAGCAGGATTGTTGATTTGTTTTATGATATTTTCTTGATAATAACGAATGTTCTTCAAACGTGATTGATATACATCAAATTCTTCTTGTGTTTTTGAAACCACTTTTATTTGTTTTTTTAACACACCCGTAGTCGGATTCCAATAATCAATGACTGGAATATCCCAAAATAAATTGTGAATATCAATCGCACGATTCAAAAACAATACTTTGGTTTTTGTACTAATAATCAATTCCATATCATGATTTATTTTTCCTATGGTTGGAGAATTGATATCTTCCTTATCACTATTTGATGAAATCAAATCTGGGGATGGAACCACCGGTTTTACAAATCCAGTCGTTTTTTCATCATGTAGCATAATCAAATATTGCGTCCATTCATTTTCTAAATCGGCCATCTTTAAGTATGTTTTACAGTATAATATGTCTCAAATACTTTAAGTACTTTTATTCAATTTTTTTTATCGTTGTAAAAAAATGGATGTGGTATCCGTAGCAGAGTGGTCAGATGACCGTAGGTCATCAACAACTAAGTCCAAAGCAAGCGAAGCTTGCTTGGGACTTTTGAGGATAACCACGCATATTCAGAAGGACGACTCTGCTGCTTCGCAATAGCGTGGAGTCCAGAGGAATATGAAAATTATTTTTCCGGTAATAATAGATTCTTTTCCTTTTGTTCCTGCATCCAATGTTTTTTATTAAAATACAACAAATTGGCAGCGTTATACTTTAAACAAAAAAAAGGAAGGTAATCTATACCATACAAACGGTACGAAACACTATTGATTTTGTAAGTAATATCTGTATCTTTACAAATGTTTGCATGACAGATGATTTCATTATTAAATAATTCCATATGGATTTCATTAATTGCTTTTGAATAAACAGTTGGTCCGGTCATTTTATGAATGTCATTCGGATAACGATTGTTTTTAATATTATCCACAATCAAATCTATCGTTTTTTTTAAAATAGGATGTTGTTTTGAAAAAATCAATGCCCATTGTACATATAAATTCGGATTACCTTCTGCTGTTATAATCGCTTCGTCGTCATCATGTATGAGTTTATCCAAAGGTGTTTCAATACTTGAATCCATATCTACATAGACACCGCCATATTTGTACAATACTAAATATCTCCAAAAATCCACTTTTGCAACAATAATATTCAATTTATGATAACATTCCGATATTTCTCCCAGAAAATGTTCATTTACAAATTTGTCCATGTCATCATCCGTATATAAATGATACGTATAGTCTGGATTTAAATTTTTGAAAGAATCTATTTTATTTTGAACAAGGGGATGTAAATCACGTGTACACCAAGACTGGAAAATATTCTTTTCAATCATTTATTCCTTTCTAGATTTGTTTCGCTTGTTCTAAACGTTGTATCGTTATCAAGCATATCCAAAAGTTGTATATAATTGAATTTACGCTCTTTTTTTATACTACATGTTCCTACCACAAATTGTTTCATTTCTTCTGTTACTTGAATATACATCCATAATTGTGAAGACATGCTAAATGTAATGGACATATGTGATCCTTCTACCTCATTGGTTTCCCATCCTACAACCGAATTCTTGTGTTTTCCTTGTTTTCCAATTTTTTGTTTCCATTCATAGGATTCTGGATTTACAGCCGGATAATCACTTGGTAACAAATACCAATCGTATTTGATATTTTCTCCTTGTTCTTCACGTACAATGATGGAATAATATTCAAAATTTTTACGTCTTTGAATTTCGCCTAAAATCGTGGTTACATCTCCAGGAGTTTTGTCTGAACAAACCGAAGTAAGACGGTAGGAACTAATATCAAACGAATCTTTGTTTCCTGTAGACTTACACCCTTTTGACCATTTGGTAGATTTATTGGAAAAAGCACCAAGAGAACAGGATAAATCGGCGCCGGGTTGATGTGAACCACAACTTTGGGATTGAACTGGACATCCCGAATGCTCCAATACAATGCGATTGATATCCTCCCAAACTGCTTCTTTGATGGGGTCATTGTTCATCAGATGATACCCAGAAACACATTTTGTAAAAGATTCACCTAGTTGTATTTTCATACTAGGAAGCATGGTTGAACGTGATGATAATGAAAACATGATATATGATATTTTGTAGTCATATATCACAAAAAATCAATTTTTATTGGAACCTACGACTTTTTGCCCTTTGGGCAAAAAACCCAGTAGCCCATAAACGCCCTAAGGCGTTTTGGGCCACAACAGATTCCCTTTGCCACCTTTGGTGGAAAAGGGAATCGGGAGTAAAACCTCCCTCATAAGGTTTCTTACAAAGAATCTTGGTACACTAGTTGTATAGGATCTTATACAACCATTTTTAGAAGATAAAAATATAAAAATATAAAAATAAATGTACTAGTATACCAATGTCAAATTTATTGCCCATGGAATTGTATTATCATATTCTTGAATATACTGGTAAGGTTCGTCTACGCAATGGAAAATATATGAATCAAATTTCAAAAACAGACCCTAGATATGACATTTTGGAAAGAATACCCAAGAAACACATTTCACATAACATGATATTTAATCAAATGTGTTGGGTAGTAAATGTGTTTACAGATAAGAATGAATGTCTTGTTCAATATTTGGAAAATCATCCTTCTTATCCATACGGCGAAATAAGTATAACGTATTTTATTAACCCCAATATTAGAAATGAATATATTCTAGGAAATAAATTTCCACCCTGTTTTGTTCATTCTGATGACTATAAGATTACAAAAAAATGGATAGAATATGTACCAAACTCATTCGGTGGCAAAGCCACCTGCTGAGTTAGTTGTTGATGACCTTCGGTCATCTGACCCGACTTATGATATAAAAATAATTGATCTTTTTATACTATAATATGAATTTTTCAGAGTATGTTCCCTATGTTGAACCTGAAAGAAAAAAACCATCACTCTTTTATAGGATATGGTATAGATTCAAAACGATGCGTGATACCATAAACCATGATAAATATATGAAAGAATTTGAACAAACCAGACAAGAAACAATGAAAAAGGTTCGTTCCATAAATATTGTGGGAATGGAACTGGAAGAAGCCAGAAAAAAGGTACCAAAAATTACGATACGTAATTACGGTGTTGATAAAACCGAGGCATACTGTTGTGGTAGATGCAATGTTTATGTGGATGAAAACAATATAATTACAGAAATCATTAATTTTGGTTAGAGGTTTGGCGAAGCCAGAGAAGTCCTTCAACAACTAAATTCAAAGGTGACTTCGTCACCGGAGAATTTTGGATAGAGGTTAAGATAATATGTACCTGACTTATAGAGCCGGAATATTCGGTATATCGTCTCTCTCTTGGACTGCAACAATAAGATAATCCAACAGAATGTCCATAGGAATGTCGGGACGATGCATAATAATTTCTATTTTTTTAAGATATTCAGATAACTTAACTGCATCACCTGACCATGTACGAATCATATAGTTGAAATATTTTTGTAATAATGTACGTTTATCCATGTTGTATTTGATACTGATTTCGTCTAAATACATTTTGAACAAATGAGGTGAAATATTGGATTGTATTTTATTATGAACTTCTACCAAGACATCTTGGTGAAATGGAAGATATAATTCTTTCATACGTGTACCTTCTAATTGAACAAAATTAATCATACTACGAATATCGGATTGATACATGTCTTGGATGGTATTCAACGTTTCATCTGATAGTTCAATTTCTTCCTTGATGCAAATATTTCGTATAAATTGAAAAATATCTGTTCTTGGTAATTGATTAAAACGAATACACAAAAACTCGTTTTTAAGAGATTCATCAATCTTGGTAATATAATTACAAATCAAACAAAAACGTACATTGTAACTTGACGTTTGTAATATATATTTGAGTGCTTGTTGAGCATTTTTTGTCATATAATCTACTTCATCTAAAATAACAAATTTAAGTCCTTGTTCAAACAAATTCATGGATTTAGCAAATTGATGTATTTGATTACGTATAATATCAATACCTCGTTCATCCGATGCATTCAAATGAATGACATTGCTTTTGTTAATACGATGATATTTAGATTGAAATGAATTGATAAGATTGATAATGGTGGTAGTTTTCCCAGTACCCGGGGGTCCATAGAATAATAAATGAGGAAAATAATTTTTATTTAGAATGTTGTGAAATATTTCCCGATTCAAAGGATCCAATACAATGTCGTGAAATTGTGATGGACGATATTTTTCTACCCATGGAATAAAAACAGGGACTTCCTGAGAAAGCGTCGTAATAGTTGTCATTTTAAAAATTGAATAATAAATATAGTAGTATTTCTTTACATGTAAATAACATGTCTAGAAAACCTGAACAAAACATTGTGATTTTGGGTTGTCGTAAAGAACCTTCACCATGGGTTCGTAGATCCAAAACATCGGTGGATATTGAACCACCCAAAATAAAGGCTACGATATCTGATGTGAATTCACATATCGCAAGGTCACCTGAAATATTTCAGAAGCGTATTTCATTAGTAAAAACCGATTCTAAACAAGTAAAATTTGATGATAATTCGGGAGATTCAGAGTCATCTCCGAAATTGAATCCTCCGTTTCTTTCGGGGATTATAAAATCGCGAAAAACTTCTCCTGAGAAGTTTGATGTAGGAAGTGGCTATTTGGAACAACAAACTTCTCCAGTAACAAAGTCATCTTTTAAATTGATTATTGAAGGACTGTGTTCCTATGACCAGAATACAGATAGTCCCATTAAAAAATTTACGGAATTTATTACCTCATGGTTTACACAAAAATCAAAAATTAACATAGAAATTTCCGAAAAAAATGCATTATTTACAAGTGCAGCTATACAAGAGCATCAAAAATTAACAATTGACGAGAATAAACGCTCTGAAAAACATAGTAATTATATATTTTCTATGAGAAATGAAAAACCTAAAAATATGGTAATCATACCCTTTAGTCAGACGGACACAGTCCTTCAACAACTAAGTCCTCAGGACTTTGGTCAGACGGACACAGTCCTTCAACAACTAAGTCCTCAGGACTTTGGTCAGATGGACACAGTCCTTCAACAACAGAAGGTAACTTCATTACCGGATGAGTTAGATAATAGTATGACTGTTGCGAATAACCTTCAACAACTACATAATTTTGTGTGCAATCTTGACTGGGAGCATAATGGATGTGGTATCCGTAGCAGAGCGGAGGATAACCACGCATATTCAGAAGGACGACGTAGGAGTCCAGAGGAATATGGTCATATGGCTTCCGTTCCGTATAGTCTTCAACAACTAACTTCAGAGGGTGAAAAGCACTTAGAACCCACTTTACTAGTTCCTGGTGACTTCGCCGACTTGAAATAGTAAATTGTATAAAGTTTTTTTATGATACCAACATATGAATAATATGTTGGAAAAAGTGGTTATTGTATACGGTTTTGATTACGAATATAAAATATGGGATGTAAATACAAAAGGTGCCATATTATGTAAATCAATATGTACGAATTTACCAGTATATGCTACGCCTTATATAATTGAAGAAACTGAAATGACCAATATTATAGAAAAAATAAAAGAAATTGAATCAACACAACCCGAAATATTTGATAATATAAAAACAATTGCGAAAATACGAAATACTACCACATCTTGGAAAATCGTATTGTATAATGGATGTGGTATCCGTAGCAGAGTGGAGGATAACCACGCATATTCAGAAGGACGACGTAGGAGTCCAGAGGAATATGATAATTTGAAAATAAATGTTGGTTATGAAAGTGAGGGAGATGAAGATGGAAATGGAAGATAATAGTGTTCTTTTCCAAAACTACATAAAATGAACCGTCTTTATATCTAAATACTGATTATTTATTTTATGAATAATGACAAAAAGTAAAAAACGACCCATAATTCAAACCAAAACACCAGAAAACGAAGAAAATAATATAACAAATCATGTTATTTCCGAAACAGAAAATCAGTCAACCGTACAAGATACGAATGAAACCATTTTAGAAAAAACTGTCATAGAAAAACCGAAAAAAACACCCGTAAAAAAATCATCAACCAGTAAAAAAAGTAAACATGGTAAATTGTCTTCATCATTGTTGTCTTCTACTACGATTATGGACGAACGTCCAACATTGCAAATTGCAAATATTATTTTACATTTAAAGTGTTCCATGTCCGAATTACAAACATATAATGAAGAAATTCACAAACAAATGATGAATCCATTGGTGTATAATCCGTCGGTACCACCAGACATTATGACATATCATCAACCAAAATGTTATTCCGAATTAAACAATGCAGTATCCACCATAGAATCCTATGACCAAGAAGATTATGCTTACAATGAATCAAAAACCATTCGTAAACATAGAACTCCCGAATCAATCGGTGACAATGTTTGTGAACAAACGTCCGAAGGACCGGTAGATGAATATAATAGTACAATTGCATCATGTGAACCCGAAAATCAACCAGTAGAAATGAAAGATATTCATACAAAATTGAAGAAATTGAAAATTAGTCTTTTTAAAAATTTAGCATTTATGGACAAAAAATCCGCCTGTTTTTGGTGTACTTATGATTTTGACAATCCAGAATGTTATATACCTAGATATGAAATGGATGGAGCAATTCATGGATATGGTTCTTTTTGTCGTCCCGAATGTGCCGCAGCGTATTTAATGAAAGAAAATTTGGACGATTCCACCAAATTTGAACGTTATCATCTGTTGAACCATATTTACAGTAAAGTATATGATTATAAAAAAAATATCAAACCTGCGCCCAATCCCTACTATATGTTGGATAAATTTTATGGTAATTTGACCATCCAAGAATACCGTAAATTGTTAAAATCCGACCACCTTCTTTTGGTCATTGACAAACCTCTAACACGTATTTTACCGGAATTACACGAAGACAATGAAGAGTTTTTAACAAATATTTATGGCGTAAATACCCCCAATACCAACTCGGGAACATCCAAAACACAATGTACATCTATCACGAAACATGGAATATTCAAAGTACGTAAACAAAGTGATAAACCAGTTGGACAAACCAAATCAAACATAATTAAAGAACATTTTGGAATCAAATAATCCACATAAACCCATCTTTGTACAATTATACAACATAATATTACAAATAATGAATCAATCCATGCAATTGTCAGATGGACAAAGTCCTCCGCACAGTGACCTTCGGTCACCTAATACAACTAACATCACCCGAGAAGTTTGGTCAGAGGGACGAAGTCCTTCAACAACTAAGTCCGGAGCAAGCGAAGCTTGCAGAGGACTTTGGTCAGAGGGACGAAGTCCTTCAACAACTAAGTCCGGAGCAAGCGAAGCTTGCAGA